AGCGGGAGCTGCTGCGTGACTTTATCCGAACCCGCCCGGAGCTTCGGGAATACGCCGTCAGGATCGACGACGGCTTCACGGGCTCCAATTTCGAGCGGCCGAGCTTTAAGAAAATGCTGGAGGACGTAAAGGCGGGACGCACCAACTGCATCATCGTAAAAGACCTCTCACGCTTTGGCCGAAATTATCTGGACGCAGGCGAGTACATCGAGAAGATATTCCCATTTTTAGGCGTGCGCTTTATCGCCGTCAACGACAACTACGACAGCCTCAGCGGAAAAAACGCCTCGGACGAGCTTATCATTCCGTTCAAGAATCTCATAAACGAAGCCTACTGCCGGGATATTTCCGTGAAAGTCCGCACTCAGCTTGAGGTCAAGCGCAAGAGCGGTCAGCACATCGGCGCATTTGCCGTGTACGGCTATCTGAAAGACGAAACAGACAAAAACCGTCTGGTGGCAGACGAATACGCCGCGGACGTCGTGCGGGATATCTTCAAATGGAAGCTGGAGGGCATGAGCCCGCAGGATATCGCCGCCCGCCTGAACCACAGCGGTGTGCTTTCGCCCATGGAATACAAAAGATCGCTGGGCATGAGGTTTGCCACCTCCTTCAAGGCGAACTCCCAGGCGGCATGGTCGGCCAACGCCGTGCTGCGTATCCTGAAAAATCCGGTCTACACAGGCATACTCATTCAGGGAAAAGAAACCACACCCAGCTACAAGGTGCGAAAGCGCGTCACAAAGCCGGAAAGCGAATGGGCAATCGTTTCGGACGCCCACGAAGCTATCATTGAGCGCCGGGACTTTGACAGCGTGCAGAAGGTGCTCTCATTGGATACCCGCCGCAGCCCCAGAGACAGCGCCGTACAGCTTTTCAGCGGCATGGTGTTCTGCGGAGAGTGCGGCGCAAGCATGGTGCGCAAAACCGTTCCCTCCGGCAATAAAAAGTATGTCTACTACGTCTGCGCCGCGCACAAGCAGGATAAATCCTGTTCGCCCCACCGGATGCGCGACGAGGCGCTGGAACAACTGGTTTTGGACACGGTAAAGCAGTATATCCGGGACGTGGTTGATCTGGACGATATTCTTGCCATGACGGATACCGCCCCCCTGAGAACCGCAGAAGCCCAGAAGGTGCAGCGGCAGCTCGACAAAAAGCGCTCGGAATATGAGCGGCTCCAGAAGCTGCTCATGTCCCTGTATGAAAGCCTTGCAGACGGCATCATCGACCGGGACGAATACGCAAGGCTCAAGCAGAACTACGCAGGACGCTGCGCCGAGAGCGAAAAGCAGATGGACGCCTTGCAGGAGACCCTTACGCAGATCAGGGAGCACGGCGGCGGGCACCGGGAGTGGATGGCGCAGTTCAGAAAGCACCTGAACATCGCGGAATTGGAGCGCAGCATCGTTGTGGCGCTGATCGACCGCATCCTCATTTACAGGGACAACCGCGTGGAAGTCCGCTTCCGCTTTGCGGACGAATTTGCATGGCAGACGGATATTCTCAGAAGATCACAAATACGGGAGGTGGTATAAGTGGCAAGAACGAAACGAAAGACAAACCCGGTCATTCCGGCGGAAGCTCCCGCACAGGCGCAGAAGCAATACCGCACTGCCGCCTATGTCCGCCTTTCCGTAGAGGACAGCGGCAAACCCGGCGCGGATACCATAGAGGGGCAGAAAAACCTGCTGCTCCGGTTCATCGAAGATGACCCAACGCTTACCCTGTATGGGCTGTTCTGCGATAACGGACGAACCGGCACGGACTTTGACCGTCCTCAGTTTGAAAAGATGATGGAGGAAGTACGCAAAGGGCATATAGACTGCATCGTGGTCAAAGACCTGTCCCGTTTTGGTCGTGACTATCTCACCGTGGGAGACTACATCTCACGCGTATTCCCGTTCCTCGGCGTTCGTTTTATTGCCGTCAACGACGGCTTCGACACCCTCACCGCCCGGCGGGGCGCGGACGGTTATCTGGTTCCGCTGAAAAATCTCATTAACGAGGTTTACAGCAAGGATATTTCCAGAAAGTCCGGCTCCGCGCTGGCGGCGAAGCAGAAAAACGGCGATTTCATCGGGGCGTGGGCTCCCTACGGTTACCGCAAACAACCGGATAATCCCCGCAAGCTGGAGCCGGACGAAGCGACGGCTCCCGTTGTCCGGCAGATATTCCGGTGGCGAGCCGAGGGTGTGAGCGTCACGCAGATTGCAAGGCGGCTCAACGATGAGGGCGTACCATCCCCCTCCGCCTACCTGTACAATACCGGTGTATGCAAAACAGAAAAGTACAACGGCGTGAGCTGGTATGTTCAGACGGTCAAGAACCTTCTGTCCCGGCAGGTGTACATCGGACACATGGTGCAGGGAACAAAGCGGCAGTCCTTTTACGAAAACCGGGGGCAGTATAAGAAGCCACGAGAGGAATGGATCGTCGTGGAAAACACCCACGAGCCGCTGATTGACCGGGAGACCTTTGATAAAGTGCAGGAGCTTGCCCGACGCAAAAATGCAGAATACTTTGAAAACCTCGGCAGATTCACGCATCTGGAAAACACCGAAAACATCCTCAAGGGGCTGGTCTGCTGCGCCGACTGCAAGCGTCCGCTGGTGCGGTACAAGAATGTGAGCCACGAAAAAAAGCTGTGGTACACCTTTATCTGCCCGACCCACGCCAACGACATTGGCAGCTGTCCGCTGAAAAACATCCGGGAGGACGCACTGTTCCCCATGCTCCTGCAAGCCATTCAAACCCAGATCGCCCTTGCCGCCGATATGGAGGCGCTCATCCGCAGGGTGAACAGCTCCCCCAAATACAGAAAGCAGACCGCAACGCTGCAAGGCAGGCTGGACGCCGCGAAAAAGGCGCTCAAGCGCTGCAACGGCCTGTATGACAGCCTGTATCAGAGCTATGTGGATAAGCTCATGACCGAGCAGGAGTATATGACGCTGAAACGCCGCTACAAAGCGGAAGCCGAGGAAGCGGAGCGGCTGATCGAAGCTCTGACCCGCCGGCAGGCGGCGGAAGCGGCGCACACGCCGGAAAACCCGTTCCTTGCGGCCTTCGGCAGCTTCCGGGGCGCGGATGTTTTGACAAAAGAAATGGCGCAGGCGCTGATTGAGCGTGTGTATGTGGACGGTGACAGCAATATCGAGATCGTGTTCCGCTACCGGGACGAATACAAGGAGCTCTGTACATATCTGGAAAGGAGGGAAACTGACGCATGAGAACGGCGATATATCTTCGCATATCCAGCGAGGATGAGGATTTGCGAACCGGAGAAAAGGACGAATCCGAGAGCATATCCAACCAGCGCAGCCTCCTTCGGGAATATGTATCCGGTCACACAGACCTGTCCGGTTCCGAAATACTGGAGTTTTGTGACGACGGCTGGAGCGGTACGAATTTTGAGCGTCCTGCGGTAAAGGAGCTTCTGGAGCAGGTCAGGCGCGGGCAGATCAACTGCATCCTGGTCAAAGACCTCTCCCGCTTTGGCCGTGATTACCTCACCGTGGGAGACTACATCTCCCGCGTGTTCCCGTTCCTGGGTGTGCGCTTCATTTCCGTCAACGACGGTTTCGACAGCAGCAATCCGCTGGACATCGACAGCCTCGATACCTCGTTTCGGACGCTGATCTACGACCTGTACAGCCGTGACCTCTCCCGCAGTGTCAAAAGCGCAAAGAAGGCCAGAGCCGAACGCGGGGCGTTTCTCAGTCCCTATGCGCCGTATGGATATGTCAAAGACCCGGAGGACAAAAATCATCTTCTGGTAGATGCCGAAGCCGCCGAGGTGATACGGCGCATCTTTCAAATGGCAGCGGATGGTGCAAAGACATGGCAGATCGCGGCGGCTCTGAACGGTGAGGGCGTAAGCTCTCCAAAGAACTACAACGTTGAAGCCGGCTGCACAAGAACGCCGTGGCGCAGCATCCGGGAGGAAAACTTCTGGACGGGCAATCTGGTCGCAAAGCTCCTGCGGGACGAGCGGTATATTGGAAAGACGGTGTACGGCAAGCGAAGCCGGGACATTGTGGGCAGCACGCACACGGTCAAAATCTCCCGCAATGATTGGGTCATCGTCCCCGACAGGCACGAGGCCATTGTGCCGGAGGCACTGTTTGAAAAAGCGCAGATTTGTATGCGGGAATACAGGGAACGCGAAGTCATGACGGGCGGCGGGAATCCGCTGAAGCGCAAGGTGATCTGCGGCGTATGCGGCCATACCATGCAGCGGGACAATAAGAAGAACGGCTCCTACCGCTGCGTCATGAAACGGCTGAATACCGGCTTTGACTGCTCGGAGGAAAAAGTCCCGGAGGCCGATATTTTGGAAGCTGTCATCGACACCATACAGGTCTACGCTCAATACGCCGTCAGCATAGACCGGCTTCTGCAAACAAGGCAGGCGCAGCGGCAGCTCGACCGCAAACAGGCGCAGCGACAGTTGCAGACCCTCCAGAGTCGGAAAGCCCGGCTTGATAAGCGGCTGCAAGACCTCTATGAAAGGCTGGTGGAGGGCGAGATCTCCCGCGAGAGCTTCGCGGCGCAGAAGAAAGCTCTGACGGCGCAGGCAGAGGAAATTTCCCACACGGTCTTGGAGCTGGAGCGCAAAATAAGCGGCAGCGACGACAATGGCAATGCTGTGATCGAGCAATTCAAAAGCTATGCCGGGATTACGGCGCTTACCAAAGAAATCTCCACTGATCTGCTGCACTCCGTCACCATCTACCCGGACGGGCGCATGGACATTCGGCTGAACCTTGCCGATGAGATTGAAACTCTGCTGGAAACCTTGCGCCGGGAATCCTGTACGGCGTGAATTTATTAGTCCTTTCTGTACAGCAGCCGACGAAGGTTATACCGGCACGAATTTCAACCGTCCGTCTTTTCAGAAAATGATTGAGGATGTCGAAATGGGCTATGTGACAGCGGTCATCGTCAAGGATATGTCCCGGCTTGGCAGAGATTATCTCGGTGTTGGATACTACACAGACACCTTCTTCCCGGAACACAATATCCGTTTCATTGCGGTGAATGACTGCGTAGACAGCGATGACGGCGAAAATGAGCTTGCCCCATTTCGAAATGTGATGAACGAGATGTACGCCCGGGACATCAGCCGCAAGGTGCGGTCTGCCCATCGTATCCGGGGCAATTCCGGCGAACCGCTGGGCCAGCCGCCCTACGGCTACGGGAAAGACCCGCTGAACAAAAAGCACTGGATCATTGACCCGGAGGCCGCTCAGGTGGTGCGGGACATTTTTCGTATACGTCTGGAGGGTAAGGGCAACGACACCATTGCCCGCATTTTACAGGAAAATGGGATTCTCAACTGCACGGCGTACTGGCACGAAAAAGGCATCGGCAGGGGCGGCAAAAAGACGCAGCCAAACCCTTACCGATGGAAAAACAGCACCATTCGTAAAATCCTGACCCAGCAGGAATACTGCGGCGATGTGATCAATTTCAAGACCTACTCTAAATCCTTCAAGGATAAGACCCGCATCGATAACCCGGAAGAAAACTGGGTCATCTTCAAGGATGTTCACGAGCCGATTGTCGACCGGGACACCTTTGAGCAGGTACAAAAGAAGATCATCAAGCGGACAAAGCGCCGTGCGCCGAAATCGGAGAATGGCGAAAAGAGCATCTTTTCTGATTTGCTGTACTGCGCCAACTGCGATCACAAGCTGTGGTATCACGTCAACACCATCAATAAGAATATCTGCTTTTTCTCCTGCTCCAACTATGTAAAAGACTATCGTGGAAGTTGCCCGACCCGGCACTATGTACGGACGGACGCTATCGAGCAGGTGGTAAAACTGGAGCTACAACGAATGGCGCAATTTCTGCGGGACGACGAGCCAATGTTCGCCGACCTTCTGGAACGCAAGTCCAACCGGGAAATCGCAG